TCAGCAAGGAACAGGGTCAGGATTTCTTCTGGATCGGTGGCTACCGTGTGATAGGTGTCCTTGCTACGCTGGAGCAAATCAACGATCCAGTCAAACACCCCCGGAATATCGTAGTTGACAAGCTTCAGACGCTTAGCAATCAGCAGCCCTGAAATAGCGGATGCGGCCTGCGCCGACCAGAACCTATGCGGTTGCGACAACCCCGCCGCGTCATCGATACGCTTTTGAGTTTGTAGAAACAGTTCTTGGGCCTCTGCCTGTTTGCGGATTACGTACTGCATGTACGGGATGCACGCGTGCCCATAGTTGTTCATCAACTTGCGGCTGAACACGTCCGTCTCGATCTTGCTATCGAACACGAAAGGCACAGCTTGGTGTTCCAGAACCCGAACGGCCTCGGCCCTTGGCATCGCCTTGTACAGCGTAACCCGGGCAATAAGACTGGTGTTACCCGAGCTAGACGCGTTGAGTTTCCATTCGATCCCACGATACCGCTCGGTGTTTGCACCACCGTTGCTGAGTCGGTTACGTTGCTTCAACCCAGTCAACTGGTACAGAAAGTCGCTTGCATCTTTCGGCGCTACGTTGGTCAACTCATCGATGGACAAGAAGATGTTCTTGTACATCTCCGCGCGGTTCATCTTGGAGTTAAACGTGTCTCGCTCGGCGCACATCAGTTCACCCGGGTGACCCCAAATGCTGTTGCCAACTTTCATGGCCGTAGTCTTGCCGATGCCGGGGTCCTTGCTGTACATGTGAAAGATTGCCGCGCCTTCTGAACTAAACGCCACCAGCGGGGAGCCAAAGCTCAGGCCGACCACGTACTGCGACATCTCCATGCCTTTACGGTTGAAGAAGTTAGCAACGTCGATCCAATCTTCCAACGTGCCTTTCGGCTGCATGGCTCCGAACATACGCACGGTGGAGTTAGACGGGGGGTTGTGGTCGATCCGGTCGGCTTTGATTTCCTTGCTGCCAACAATGAACGAAGACATGGTCTCATCCGTCCACCCAAACTGCCTGCGGGCAATATCCGCACCTGTCTCGGCTTGGAGTTTGTTTACCCAGGAGGTCATATATCGCATGAGTTCTTCCATCCCTATAACTGCAACCCCGTTCATCGCCATGTACTTTCTAAACTCGTCCTTAGAAAGCATGGAGGAAAGCGGGATCGTAAATTCACGCACGCCGTCTTTGGGCAAATGCAGCCGCACGACAACGGCTTCGCCCAACTCCGGGTCTGTCAACCTGCGTACCACGTAGATATCGTTGTGGTACACAGGGATTTCAACTTGGTCGCCTTCTTTATCTTTAGACCGCTTAAATACACCGCCATACGCCCCCCGGAAATACGGCTTGGGGTACGCTGGGATTACGTAAGTCTGCGGTTCCGCTGCTGGGGTTTTTTCTGGTGTATCGATAACAACCGTGGCCCCGTCTTCTGACTCCAGCACTTCGCGCCCAAGCACGATGGGGCTCTTGATCTTGCCCTTGTGTTTGCAGTCTGTGCAAACGCCAGGGTTCAGCTTGTCAAAGGTCTCGCACGTGTAAGGACCTTTGATCTGGTCCAATTTCCCACGTGTCTCATCGGGGTCGTATCCCGGGTGCCCGCTCGAAATGCGATGCGCTGCTTTCTCTCCATCTACACAAAACTTAGTTATTGATAACCCGCCGCGCCACAGGGGTTCGCTTATGGATTCTTGTTCTTCTATGATCTGCTTCAACTGCGCGCAACCTGCTCCGGTTGCAGTCCGCATAACAATTTTCTTGAACGAGTTTTGGTAGTTGCCTAGTAACGCTGCCGTTACGTCGTCCACCGATGTTTGTGTTGGGGGTCTGGGGGCTACAGGTGTGACATGTACCGCTGCGGCAAACTGTCCTAATGTCACCACCGAGCCGAGCCCACCCAGAATTTCGACAGCCAGCGGGGGGTCTGTCTTGAAGTTCAGCGTGTCCGGTACACGCAGCACGCGGGCTACATCCGCTGTTACGGCGGGGTCGGCTTTCAACCCATGCGTTGTGCAGGCCCGCTTCAACCCTTCAGCAACGGGGGACCACTCTTGGGGGGAGACCGCTGCGTCCAGCGTCCAGTACACGTGCAGGCCGCGCCCTGAATTGACCACCGTGGGTTTGGGTAGCCCCACCTGCCTACAGAACATCCGCAGTGCAACGAGCCCTGCCCCCTGCCCCTCTGGGTAGCCCTCGGACTCGCTCTTGTGCGCCCCGCAGTCGATGTCCAAAAAGAACGATTTCAGACTCTTTACATTGTCCGCTCTCCGTGATTGCCCAGTTTCAAAACGCGCAAGACCAAAGTACGCATCGAACCCATCGTCCTTTAGTTGCGCCGCCGCTTCATAGGCACCGTCAATTGTTGGATACAGTTTCTGTACCACCCGCTTTCTTGCAGGATTGGCACCGAACACGCAGATGTATCCATCCCCACCGAGAATGCCTGACAGGAACTCTTTCGTTTGCATGACCGCCTGTAGTCGCCGGTTTGTGGGGTAAAGAAGGAATAAACCCCGGGTTCAAGACCCGGGGCTCTCGTTGGCAGACCTTCCTTACTCTTCGTCCCAACCGGCGACGAGGCTTTCCAACGTGGCGGTTTCAGGCTTCTTCGAAGCAACCTTCTTCGGCTCCTCGACAGGCTCCTCCACAACCTTCTTCGCTGCGGCCAGCTTCTTCGGCGCGGACTCTTCGAACAACGCCTCCTTCGGCTTAGGCGGGGCCACCGTCATCTTGATGGCTTCCTCGGCCTCGGGCGAAGTACGCATCTCGCGGATGACTTCCAGTTCATCCTCGGTCACCCCACGCACGGGCTTGAACACGAGCTTGGGCGTCGGGACGGAAGTGTCGAACCGCATCTCCGTGATAACTCCAGCAATCGGCGTGCCGTGTGCTTGCAGATGCCGAGCGTACGCTTGCAGCGGGAGCTTGCCCTTCTCACCATCACCGAATACCGAAGTAGCCGGAAGGATGACTTGATACACCTCGCGCTTCTCGATCTCTCCCTCCAGCATCACAGCGATATGGCGCTTGTACCGGCAGGCTCGGCTTTCGCCCTGTCCCGAACCCTTGACGTTCTGGGGGCAGTCCATGCACTTCGTCGCTTGGCGCTGATCTTCCGGCACCTCGGGGGCAGGGGTCTGTTCATCCACCGACCAGCATGTGGGGGCCTTGTTTTCACCCTCCACGTACGCGCCTTCGAAGTACGTACGGTAGTTCTTGGGCGCAGCCTTGATGATCACCACGCCGATAGACCGCTCTTCGCTGACGCGGTACTCCTTGCTGCCGATCATTTCGCGGAACACGCCCCCCTTGATGGAGATACGTCGCCCACCGCCAGCGCCGCCAGCCAGCGTGCTAGTCACGTCGTCATCGAGGCCCCGCAGGTGGGCAGGCAAGCCGCCCTTGAACAATGTCAGTTCACTCATCTCGTTTCCTTTCACAGGTCTTGGTCAGGGGTCGGCTCGGCCTTAGTCATGGCCGCTGCCTTTTGCGCCGCACGCTGCGCAGAGTATTCACGCAGTGCGGTTTCTACTTCGGGAATCCGGAACCGGAACGCGTTTCCAGCGCGTAGGTAGCTCTTCTCGGGGATCACACCCGTACGCATCCACGACCGCACAGCGGACACAGACACAGAAAAATGCTTGGCGACATCTTGCAGGGTGACGTACTTGTCTTCAGTCATTACGGCTTCCTCACGGTAATCGTGTACTCGCTGTCCACATTCAAACCCGGTGGCAGCAGATCGGGATGTTGCTCCAGAAACGCTTCGGTGTTGCCCTGATGCAAGCGCTTCTCCAACAGTTCGGGTACGTTGTGCTGAACGATGAACTTGCCCATCTGTTCCCAGTCGTTCGTCCAGTACCGACGTTTGATCTTGCGGTAAAAGTTGCCCTCGGTGGTTGTCACACTCTCAAGTCCATTCTCCTTGCAGTAGGTGAGTAAAGCCTGCTTGATCTGATCCATGTTGGTGTCCAGTTTGGCAACTTCAGCCTCATGGTTCTTGACCAGCAAGTCTTTGGCGACTCGCATGCGAAGGTAAACCTTCACGAGCCTGGGGATCGGCACGTTCGTGCCTTGGTCTTCTTGGTTCTCCATCATACGCTCCACGTTGTGGGGGAAGTAACTCTAGTGCGTTTCTGTGTCTTAGTCAAGTACCCTCTTGTAAAGATCAACTATTTTTGAGTGAGTGTCTTCTTTGCTGTCAAGCATTCCGTAAACATGCTTCTCAGCAGCGGAACCTATTAGCCGCACTACGGTAGTCTTGTGCGTTTGCCCCGCTCGATGCACCCGGGCATTAGCCTGTGCGTAAGTCTCCAAGGAACTTGTCGGCCCCCACCACACCACCGTGTCGGCAGCGGTAAGCGTGACCCCGTGGGCCGCAGCCTGCGGCTGAATGATGAGGATGTGGGGGTCTTTGGTCTCTTGGAACCGCTTGAAGATGTCGGTGCGTTTGGATGCGCTCACATCCCCGCTAATAATTTCCGTGCTGTATCCGTCTTTGTTTAGGTGGTCTCGGATCAACTCGATGGCGTTGCGAAACGGGACAAAAATAAGAATCTTCTTCGCCGCTTCGTCTATGACTTCTTTTAGAACAGCGTAGCGATTCTTGATGTCAAACTCGACCGTCTCGCCTGTATCCGAATAGACCGCGCCGCACGACAGTTGCAGCAGCTTGTTCAGGTTGACTGCGGCGTTAACAGAAGTGATCTCCTCACCCCCCGCTTGCACAATCATCTTACTCTTGAGCAGCTTGTAGTACTTCTGCTGTTGCGCGGTCAGTGCCACAGCCCGGTCCACGTACATCATCTCCGGCAAGTCAAGGCACTCGTCTTTGGTGAACCGGATGGCGGGTTGCAGGGCTTCGAATACGATATCGACGGCGGTTGACTTAGGCACCCAGCGGAACTGGGTGGCCTTGTGCATCACCATCTCACGAAATGATGTAAAGAACTTTGGAACACCGAGAGGATTCACGAGCTTGGCTAATCCATAAGCATCGACCGGGGACTGAGCAGCGGGAGTGCCGGTCAAGAGCCACAACCACGTGTCCGGACGAAGCAGGTTGTTCAGCGTCTTCCATCGCTTGGTCTGCACGTTCTTATACGCCGTCGCCTCATCCACTACGATCAGGTCAAACCCACCCTGCTCGATATCCTTGGCGACGATCTCTACGCCATCGTAGTTGATGATGACAAACTCTGCGCCGCTGTTGATCGCGTCCCTTCGCTTCTCGCCGTTGCCGTACGCTATGTCTACCGAACGATGCATGGCGAACTTGAACAAGTCGGCTCTCCATGCCGAGTCCATGATCGACAACGGACAGACCACCAGCACGCGCCGGATTCGGCGCTGCGTCATCAGGTAGTCCGCTGCCCAGATCACCGAGCCTGTCTTGCCGGTGCCTTGCTCGTTGAGGCAGAACGCCTTGCGGTGCAGCGTCAAGAATCCCGCCGTGGTCTTCTGATGGTCAAACGGTCGGTGCAGCCCGGGCCATGTGTAGTCTTTGAGGATGGGCGACGGGACGTTCTTGATCTTCATGTTCTTCAGAACATGCGCTTCGTCCAAGCCCCACCGTACCAGCACATGGTGCGGGTCTACTACGCTGCTCTTGGGGATGACTGCCGACACCCGCGTGGGGTCTCGGAGCTTTAACAAGAGAGCTTTGTTGCTGATGATTTCCATCTTCGTGTAATTGTTTGTCCAAAGTTAGGCGGGCAAAGTGGGGTTACCACTTCGCCGCCCGACTGCCGGATCACGCAGGGGAGATTCTTTGCTCCGGCTGGTGTAGTTCCGTCACCGCCCACCCACACCTTACAGCGGCCCCCGAGGAAACTGCGTGAAAAGCGGGGGAAGTTCCAATGTAGCGCCGCATTGGCGCGTTGTCAACGGTGTCTTTCACCCTTTTTGTGTAAGTTCCTGCTGCGATTTTTAGCAGGCGGCTCCAAACTGTACCCATCTGCGTTGCTTCCGCCTCGGGCTAACGCCTTGACGTGGGATACATCTTTACCAGTGCGGTCCACACCCTTCTTGTCCAAAGCTCGGCGGGCTCGCTGCCGCTCCATGCGGTCCTCATGCTCGCCACGTTGCTTCTGCATCTCGTACTCGTGCTTGTACGGGCGCGGGGATTTTGTGTAAGGCATCAGTTTCTCCCGTTATGGGAACAACTCAGAACAACGCAGTGCTTGCGGCACAGTCCGCTCGGCTTGGGGTTCCACGTGTCAGTGGTCAAGGCGCTCTTCAACTTGCCGTGCTTGGACGCCCACTTGCCCCACAGTACATCTTGTTCGGCGCTGTCGCACTTCGCTTTGACAAACGCGTTCGCTATGACGAACAGCAGCCCAGACTTGACGCGCTTGATCTTGGGGAAGTGCTTGAACACGCATAGAGACATCAACTCTAGCTGATCCGGATCGGCGTACTTTGCACTCTTTCCGGTCTTGTAGTCAATGACCCGCGCCTCTTCTCGTTCCTCATCAAGGATGAGAAGGTCAGCAATCCCACGGAACCACACGTTGGGGTCGTTAAACCCGCACGGCTCCAAGTCCTCAGTGACGCCCATCTCGTATTCGCACAGCTTCGTACCCGGCAACTGCTTCAGGTTGTCCAAGGCTTGTTTGGCAAACCCGAAATACTGGGGTAGCGGACGCCCTTCCTTGATGTAGAACTCCGCTGCTTCGTGAAACCGCTTGCCGTATAGCAGGTGCTCGGTGTTCTGATCTTCTTCGAAGTCTTTGGCAACCCGCAGGTGATAGTACTTGCGGGGGCACTGTTCGAACAGCTTGAGGCTGCTGTATGACCAACGTGTCGTCACCAACTACTCCTTGACAATGTATGCATCTCTCTTACGCAACTCCCCGTTCCCGCGAATGAACGGGCTCCACCAGTACACCCCTGTGTGTCGCTGCTTGAAGTGGCCCCTGACGTAGTGTGCGGCCATGTCTACTTTAGACGCAACCGTGCCGTCTCTGTCAACCGTCTCCAGCGCACTGAGGTGCACAACCGTGTATGGGCTATGCGACATCGCTTTACGTTTGCGCTCACCGAACCAAGACTCCCGCGCCACTTTGGCGGGTACGCGTGCTTGCGCCACACCAGACTTGCACGTAAGCAGTGCGCCGCATGCAAACAGAAGTGTGGGGATTTCTCCTCCGGCTTCCTGAATGTGAATCTTCATAGCCGGGTCTTCAAAAGACTTTGCCACTTGCTCTGGAGGCAATTTAGCCCTCTCCAACACGTCCATCAGCGCGAAGGATGGCAGCACGTTGGATTTGATAGTGTGGAACGCTTGCTTACCAAACTCAAGAACCGGCAACCGCTTGTCTATCTCTCCAATGCAGAACGTAAACAAGCTCGTATGGATAGCACCGGAAGCGAACTCCCAGTATGGGTGGCAGCAAAGCACCTCCCTGCCATCGTCTAGCACCTGGGTGCCTATGTGAACCCCTACGCGATTTATCGTATAGGTGCCTGGGATGCCTGGACCGCGCAGGGTACGGATGTCGGGCGTGATCGCGTACTCCACAGCCATGTGCCGATACGGCAAGCGAAACTTGGACAAGTCCGGAGGGCCGAACGTGTTTGAGCGTATCAGCTTTTCCGCAGCAAGAGCTACCTCATCGGACAGCACGAACACTTGCGTGCGGTTTCGGTCGGCGTTGTGATTGAAATCAATACGCAGGCCGTACTGATTGTGCATACCCGCATCAAACAACTTGTCTATGGTCGGCTTGTTTACCTTCATGTTGAATTTCTCCAGTTCTCGTTCGCTTGATTGTGTCTTTGTTCTGCATGAGCGCAAGGGTGGCGCTTAGCACCCGAGCTTCCACGCCAAGTTTGAGCGTAAGTTCTTCTGCCGCTTCGTAGTTATTTTCAAGGCAGAGTTCGTGTACTTGTTTTGCCATCCGCTCAATGTTCATCAGTGGCATCGCGTAATCAACAATCTCCATAACTGTATCCAACTCCACTTTCGCAGTTCAAGGGGAGGCCGGTGGCCCATGACGGTACCCAGCGCATGCACTCTTCCACGTAGGCTCGGGCCTCGGTGGCTTCGTTCTCTGGGGCAATGCAGGCAATCGCATCGTGCACCGTCATCACAACGCGGTACTTCTTGGAGATGCGGATCATCTGCTCACCGATTATGCACCGGGCTATGGCTTGGCACACGTTTTCGATGACCTTCCCGCCATAGATGCGGGTGCGCCCCTTGCGAATCTTGTACGTGAACTCGCCGCCTGTCTCGGTCTCTTCGAAGCGTAGCTCGTCGTACCGCAGGAGCAGCTTGCTTGGCAGCATGATGGACGTTTCACGTGGAACCAAAGACAGCACGGGGGGCACACCCAAGGGGGCGGGCTCGTGCCGGGACATGGCAACCAAGGCGCTTTGCGCTTGTCGCCACAGTGCAGTAATGGTGTAGTTCGTCTGTCGGTAGATATCTACGATGCGACGGGCTTCCTCGATGGAGATGTCCACCCCGAAGGTCTTCAACTGCGCCTTGAACCGCACGGCCCCCATACCGTAGCCGCATCCGAGGATCGTGGTTTTTCCTACAAATCTTTCCTCTTTTGTGATATCCGCTTCCAGTTTACCGTAGATAGCCGAGGCCATCTTCTTGTACACGTCTTGCTTCTCGGCAAACGCTTTGACGAGGTCGTCCTGCCCCGCCAACCAAGCCAGCACCCGCGCCTCGATCTGTGCGGAGTCTGCGTCGATGATCACATAACCCTTCGGAGCGAGGATGGCTTTCTTCAACTGGTTGGCGTTCTCTCCCCGGCTAGGTAGGTTCTGCAAATTAATCTTGTCAGTGCCACCGAACCGGCCAGTATGTGCGGCGTAGTATCTAAGCGGCACCGGCAGCGTACCCCGCTCGGCTATGTCCATGAACCGCCGCGTACGCGTCTCTTCCAGCGTGGACTTCAACCCCAGCCGTGCCGACACGAGGGCCTGCACGCGCCAGTCAGGGTGCTCGGCCAGAATGATGAACTCCTGATCATTCTTTGCCAGCGCCAGCGTTTCTTTGCCCGTGGTCTTGCTGATCTTGATCGGTGGCTTGACCCCAAACTTCATAAGCAACTCCGCAAACTTCAAGTTGCTCATCAGGTCTTCGGTATCTACTTGGGCTTCCTCCAGCAGCCGCTGCTTGTTCTGCACAAGAGTGTCCATATGCTGGGCCAAAAGTTCCCTGTCCAACCGCAGCACGGGCTCCGTAAACATCCGCGTCGTGATGTCGATCAACTTCAGTTCCTTGGCGGGGAACACTTGCAACATCTTCTTGAACAGCCGATACGTCAGTTCAACGTCATTCAAGCAGTAGTTTGCATAAGTATCCAACTGGTCGGGCGTGAAGTCGTGGCGGCGCTTGCCGATAGCCGTGTGCACCTCGATACCCTTGCGACCCACCTCCTCGCGCTCGGCCAACGCAGCCAGCGAGTTACTCACCTCGACGCCGTGGACGGCTCGGCCCATGCACATCGTGTCGGCCCACACCATCGGCTTGATGCCAAAGTGCCACGCCAAGATCGCCCCATCGAACATGGCGTTGTGTGCAACCACTATGGAAGACGCCCACGGAAACCCTCGCAGCCATGCCTCGATCTCGTCGTGCGTGCCGCTGATCCAGCGCGGCGGCTCCTCGTTAAGTTTGACTCCTACGCCAATGACTTCAAACCGCTCGTCCCGCACGTACTCTTCGGTCGTGATCTTGGACAAAGAGAAGTCTTTGTCGTAATAAGTTTCGAAGTCAATTGTTACGAGGTTCATTCGCAGTTTCCAGTTGTATGAGGAGTTCGATGTAATGCTTGGCTTTTTCCAAGTCGGGAATCCCACCCTTGGCACGCCAGCGGCTAACATACTTGATTACGTTACCCTCAAAGTACCCAATACCGTTTGCGTGGATGTACTCCACGGGTTGGATCTTGAGGTCTTTGTAGTGACTGCCTGATATTTGAATATCCAAAGGGTTCACAGCGTGGCTTCTCCTACGTCTTGTGCTTGTTGATACTGACTACGTCGTTTGGATCGGTTGACGTACCACCTTCCGTCTTCGATGTGGAAGAGGAAGGGCCAGTTGGAATTAGGATTTCTTTCGTATTGAACCTGTGCAGGTTCGCACACTCGCGTCTGCGGAAGACCCCTTCCGTCCTCAATACTCTTGTCCATGCGTTGCATCGTGGGCACCTCACTTGAGCCAGCCTCTCCAACGATCCTTTTCAAACAGCGCACCAATGTTGCACCACTCATCGCCATCCCAGTAGGTGAGTTCAATTCGCCCAGTCAAGGCATCTTTGAACTCGTAGTAACCCACCCGTACGGGCGGCTCAGTGGAGGCAGAAAACCAGGGAGTAACTTTCATATCAGAAGGAAGGGTTGTCTTCGTTGGTAAATTCGCCTCGGGCGCGGATGGCGGCGGCGACATCCAGCCCAGCATCCGCAGCGGCACCGCCTGCAATTGCACACGCCTCGCGTTCCTGCTCCACCATGCCGCAGAACTGCGTGGTCCGCTGACCCTGGGCGCACTGCCGCCAGCCTTCGGAAACCATGTGGTTGCGCTCGGCTGCGGCACCGGCCTCGTAGGCCAGCTTGAAGAAGCGTTCGTGGAACAAGTCGAGGTCAAAGGTATTCGGTGGCAGTTCTTTCATGGTCTGCTCTCGCGCATCTTGCACCATGCGCAGGATGTCATCGGCGGTCATGTCTTGCTCCTCCCCATCTCAGCCGCAGCCCTGACGATGGCGCGGCGGGTGGCAGCGTAAGGGTCGCGTTCAAGAACTTCATATACCTGCTGTCGGTCAATGGAGTCTGGCTTTTCCCACTCTGCAAACGCCAGCATTCCGTCATACAGCACATCAATCTGCAACTTCACCGCCAACCGCAGCGCATCCCCGTCGTCGGTGAGGGGGTTCCATCGGACGAACTCGTTGAAATCGTCGTGTGAAAGAACGCCGAGGTCGTGTACGTAGCTCATCCCCGCCGCCTTCGCAGCGGCCTCAAGCAGTTCGCGGTCGGTCATGTCTTGCTCTCCTGTTCGGCTCTCGCCTTCCCAT